AATCGTGGCGGTCGAACAATCGTCGCAGCAATCGAATTAGAGAAGGCCGCGCTTCAATACGCTAAAGAGCCAGTTCCATCGATGGTGCTTAAGAGCAACGGAACTAACTTAACTTCAGAACGCATCGCTAAACTTCTCGAAGCATGGCGCAACTCTCGCGCTACTCGATCAACAGCGTTCCTCAATGCAGATGTAGAAATGCAGTCAGTCGGATTCGATCCTAAGAGCCTTCAGCTCGTAGAGGCTCGTCAATATGTGGCGTTGGAGATAGCAAGAGCTTCAGGCATCCCTGCTTACTTCCTTTCAGCAGAAACTACCTCTATGACTTACTCCAACGCTACTTCAGAACGTCGCTCCTTGGTGGACTTCTCACTTCGCCCAATCTTGGCTGCGATCGAGAGCAGACTTTCACTCCCGGACATCTGCCCTAGCACTTCACAGATTCGCTTCGACTTAGACGACTTCCTTCGTGGAAATCCTTACGAGCGCGCACAGGTTTATCAGATACTCAACTCGATCGGCGCGATGAGCGTTGAACAAATCCAAGAAGAGGAGGACTTGATCCGATGAAGATTGAAGTCCCAATTACACTAACAGCTGCGGATTCACAATCTCGCACAATCTCTGGCCAGATCGTTACATGGGGCGAGCAGGGCAACACTTCTGCTGGTCCAACTATCTTCGCTTCAGATTCAATCAAGTTTAATAAGAACATCAAATTGCTCCTAGAACATGATCGCACACGTCCTATCGGCAAATTGATCGCACACGAGATCACCGATTCCGGCATCGTCGCAACATTCAAGATCGCTGAAACAGCGGCAGGAAACGATAGCCTCATCGAAGCATCAACTGGATTACGCGACGGATTCTCAGTCGGCGTCAAGGTCGATGCATGGGACAACCAAGATGGCGTTATGGTCATCAGTAAATCATCGATCGTCGAGACTTCACTCGTCACCGATCCAGCAATCGATTCAGCGCGTGTTGCTGAAGTCGCTGCATCAGAAGATTCTGCTCCTGAAGAGGTAGCAGATGCAACCCAACCAACAGAAGGAGAACAAGTGTCAGACACTACCGTTCCAGAAGCTCCTGCCGTAACTGAAGCGGTAGAAGCGACAAAAGTAGAGGCTGCTGCATCAAAGCCAGCATTCTACGCAACTCCACGCATCAACACTAACCTCACAGCAGGTCAGTTCCTAGAGGCGAACATCAAGGCATCAATGGGCGATGACGAAGCACGTATGATCGTCAAGGCTACAAACGATACTTCAACAAACACAGGACTTACACTCGCTCCACACCTAAACGAGTTCGTAACAACTTCAATCGATGGCCGTCCGGCAGTGGATGCAGTATCTCGCGGAAACCTCGTGGAAAGCGGCATGTCCTTTACGATTCCTAAGCTTTCAACTGCTCCAACAATCGATTCATCTTCAACAGAAGGCGAAGCACTTGGCGGAACTGAAATGGCTTCAACTTACATCACAGTAGATGTTAAGAAGGCTGCCGGACTTCAGACCATTTCATGGGAGCTTCTCGATCGCTCATCACCTGCGTTCTACGATGAACTCATTAAGGAACTCAACTACGCATACGCAAAGGCAACAGATCAGGCTCTAGTAGCAGCTCTCGTCGCTGGCGGTACACAGGCAACATCACAGGCAACAACAATCGCAGGCTTCAAGTCTTACATTGGCAAGGAAGTTCCAGCAGCGTACAACGCAGCAGGAAAGTTCGCCAAGAACATCATCGCTAACACAGCATGGTGGGAGACAATCATCTCAGCTGAGGACACAACAAATCGTCCACTATTTACAGCTGCACAGCCTTCAAATGCTCCAGGATCTGTCGGCGTAAACAGCATCACAGGAAACGTAATGGGTCTTAACCTATTCGTCGATCCACACATGTCTGTAACAACACTCATCGATGATTCTGCATTCATCGTCGTTCCAGAAGCAGTAACATTCTACGAGGCTCCAAAGACCCAAGTTCAGGTTCAGGCTCTCGCAAATGGTCGCCTACAGGTGGCCGTCTATGGTTACTACGCAATCGCCACCAAGGTCGGCGCAGGCGTTCGTCGCTACAACATGACTGCATAGTCAAACAAACTAATCATGGGGGAGCGGTTGCTCCCGATCGTTCCCCCAGTCGTTTACCGAGAGGATAGAAATGCCAACAATTATCACGGCTTCCGAGCTTAGATCAACGCTTGGCGTTTCTTCCTCTCTGTATTCGGACGCAGTTCTATCAGACATCATCGATAGTGCAGAGGCGATTATCCTGCCAATGCTCGTGACTTACTCAGTCGCCATCGATGCAGTCTCGCTTAACAATAACGTCGCATACTTCTCAACAGTTCAACTTAACCCATTCGGAGAAGGCCAGTCCGTAGTTATCAGCGGATGCGGTAGCCCATTCAACGGCACTCGCACAATCACAACAGACTTACTCGATGACGATTCATTCTCAGCAGCTATCACAAACGCTGATATCATCTCAAGAAATGTGATCCCATCAGGGTTGGCTACCCTTACTGGCGCTTCCACTTATGTCGGAAATAGCGCAGTAGAATCAGCCGTCTTAGTCGTCTCTGTCGAAATCTTCCAGAGTCGCACAGCAGCAGGTGGCCAGATCGAAGGCGTGGACTTTAGTCCAAGTCCGTTCAGGATGGGTCGCTCACTCTACAATCGCTGCGTAGGTCTCTTAGGTTCGCTCGTCGATGTCGGAACGATCGCCCAATAATGCCAGCCTCAACTATTCTTTCAGCCGTCCGCACTCCACTTGCCACAGCACTTGGATCAGTCGCAGCTAACGTCTTCTCGTATGTACCAGAGAATGTCCCAGTCCCGGCGGTAGTTCTCGTCCCATCTTCACCTTACATGGAGTTCGACACGATCGGTAACAATACCTTCAAGTGCAAACTCAACTTCACTATATCTTGCTGTGTGGCTTACTCAAGCAATCCAGCATCGCTCGACAACATCGAGCAACTTATCGAAAGCGTTGTTCTCGCCATTCCAGCAGGTTATGAAGTGAGCGATGTGCAACGTCCAACAGTCACACAAGTAGGCGCGAGCAATCTGCTAGTAGCCGATATAGGCGTTAGTACCCACTACACGCGAACAGTCTAAGGAGACAAAATGGCAACAACAGTCATCACCGGTCGCGATATTACGCTAACTATTGCTAGTTCGGCATACGGCGATCAAACACTATCAACAACTCTAGCGGTTGAACTCGAGCGTAATGCTTATGAGACAATCGATGGAAAGCAATTCTTCGCACTTGATACAACAGCAACTCTCTCAGTAACCATGCTTGCTGACTGGGGCGCAGCTTCTTCACTATGCGAGGCTATGTGGACAGCGGCTTCATCAGCGCCTAACACATCACTAGCTTACTCATTCACAGCAGCAACAGGTGCAGTCTTTACTGGCAACGTATTCCCATCATTCCCAAATGCTGGTGGTTCAGGTAAGGATGCTCAGGAAATCACATTCGTTCTACAGGGAACAGCAAAGCCAACCCTAACAATTTCGTAATCTAACCAACGGGAGCAAAGATGAAAAAAGCAATCACAATTAAATACCAGTCGGGGGATCAGGCTACTTATGTGGCCTATCCACCGGACTTTGCCAAATGGGAAGTGGCTACCAAGAAATCCATATCGGAGTTCTCGGGAATGTGGGACATCTTATTCGTAGCTCATAGCGCGATGAAGCGAGAAGCAGCAGGACAGCCAGTCAAGCTACTCGAAGCATGGATGGAAAGCATCGAGGATGTTGACGTGGATGCTGATAGCCCAAAAGCCATAGCCGAGGAAGTATCAGCAGACTCTTAGTCGAGTTAGCCATCGCGACCCAGATCCCTATGAGGGAATGGGAATCGGCGGAAGATATTTTAACGGCGATCGAGATATTAGAGGAGCGTAATGGATCAGGCACAGGTTGATGCTTACAATCGGAAAGAAATCCGAGAAGTAATCAGAGCCTTTAAGGCCATGGACGAGAAGGCCGTCGAGGAAGCCAAGAAGGTTTCTGGCGCTCTCGCCGATTACGCTCTAGGTCAAATCCAGAAGGCTTCAGGTACTCGAACAGTTGCTACTAAAGTCGCAGTTCGTATTGCTCAAGGCGGCAAGGTTTCTAAGTCCTCTAAGGTCGGTGAGATCAGCCTGGGATTCGCTTCTCAGAGATTCTCTGGTGGAGCAAATACTAAGCAGCTCTGGGGTGGCATGGAGTTCGGCTCGAACAGGTTTAAGCAGTTCCCAGCTAGAACCCCACGCTTTAAGTCTGGTAACTATGGCTACTTCATCTATCCGACACTCAAGGCTATTCAGCCTTACATCATTAACGAATGGCAAGGCGCCTTCTCAAAGATACTTAAGGAGTTCTAATGGCTGGAGATAGCAGAACCCTTAAACTCGCGATCCTTGGTGAAGTCAAAGACCTAAGCGCAAGCCTTACTAAAGGCTCGAAAGAGGTCAGCACATTCGGAGATAAGATCGGCAAGTTCGGCAAGATCGCTGGAGCCGCCTTCGCTGCTGCTGGCGTTGCCGCAGTCGCTTACGCTGGCAAGTTAGCCATCGATGGAGTCAAGGCCGCGATCGAGGATGAGGCTGCACAGATACGCCTAGCAACATCCTTAAAGAACGTCACAGGGGCAACAGAAGCGCAGATAAGCGCAACAGAGGATTACATCCTTAAGACTTCTCTGGCTAAAGGCGTCACAGACGATGAACTTCGTCCGAGTTTAGATCGTCTAGTCAAAGCAACTAAAGACGTATCAGAAGCACAAAGATTACAGACCATCGCCATCGATGTCGCGGCTGGTAGCGGTAAAAGTTTAGAAGCGGTCACTAATGCAATGGCTCGCGCAGCTGAGGGCAATACTGCATCTCTTGGTCGTTTAGGTATTGGTCTATCCAAGGCTGAACTAGCGACGATGAGCATGGATGAGATTACTGCCAAACTCGCACAGACATTCGAGGGGCAAGCCTCAAAGCAAGCCGATACATTCCAAGGCAAGATGGGTCGCCTTAAGATCGCCTTCGATGAAGGTAAGGAAACAGTCGGCTCATTCATTCTCGATGCCATTACTCCCATGGTTGATTTCATCGTCCAGAAGGTAGTACCGGGCGTCCAGAAGTTTATTGACTCAATCGGCGGCAAAGAGGGAATAGGCAACGCGCTTACCAACTTCATCACAGTAGCCAAGTCAATCTTCATCCCAGTCTTCCAAGGTATCCAGTCAGCATTCAAGAACATCAAGAGCGCAGTAGAAGATAACAAAGAGGAGTTTCAAGCCCTATTCGAGTTCCTCGGTAAGTACGTCGCTCCATTCCTTGGCGGAGTATTTAAGCTCGCTATTCAAGGAATTGGTATTGCCATCGGAGTAGTCCTTGATGCAGTCGGAGCGCTCATTCGAGGATTCCAGACACTCATCAATTTAGGCTCAAAGATCGGCGGTGCTAT